GTAGCTAAAAAGCTACCTGAAATAATGATATTATAAATATAAAACAAAATATTAATATGAAGAATGAATTTGGAATAGAGGTACAATCTACCATAGAACCCAATAAACGAATGAGTTACGAGGATTGGGCTGATAAGTATAATGTAGGAATAATGCACCAAAAAAGGGATTTTAATGCTAGGGATTTAATGACGGGTTATAATTTTAAAAAGATTTTTGAAAAAAAAGAGAAGAAAATTTTTGATATTATACACATGTTACTTAACTTTGATTAAAACCTATAATTATGAACATTGAACCACTACAGCACACTATCTTAAATAAGGTAGAGAAGACAACGAGAGAGTTGTTTAAGGGATTGCTAGAAGAAGAGTCTTTAAATAAAGTTGTTGAGACATTGGAATTGTCAGTATTAAACGGATTTATGGCGCATGGATTTCCCGCACCATTACCCGAAAAAAGTTAATAGTTTGAGTTTGATACATAGGGGGACTTGTTTCTACTTGTCCCCAATTTTTTAAATTAAAAACACACACATGAAATTTTTAGAAACAAAAACAATCAAAGGCATAATATATATTAATATAGATAGTATTACCACCTTAGAAGTTGAGAGCCAAGACTACACTAGGATTGGATTAATTGACGGGACCCATATATATGTAGGAGAGAACATTCAAAAAATATTAGATAAATTATAAACTAAAACACACACACATGAGTATTATTAAAATTCAGGAAGAGTTAAAAGCACCTAAGAATCAAAGAAACAATTTCGGCAATTACAATTATCGTAGTGCTGAGGATATCATTGAGGCAGTAAAACCTATTGCACACAAGTATGGATATTTTTTAAATATATCCGACGAGATAGTAGAGGTAGGAGGCAGAGTTTATGTAAAGGCAGTAGCCATGCTAGTTCCAGAGGATAAGACAAAAGTAATAGTTGAATCTTACGGGTGGGCTAGAGAAGAAGAAAATAAAAAAGGAATGGACGCTAGTCAAATTACGGGTGCTTGTAGTTCGTACGCTCGTAAGTATGCATTGAATGGTCTATTAGCTATTGACGACACAAAAGATTCGGATGCTACAAATAAACATGATGATAGTAATCAGCCCACGATTAAGGCGACAATAACATCTAGCTCTTCTTCGTTTCCTTTTCCTTTACTAACTAAAGGAGAGACTAAATGGCTAAACGAAAATACCACAGAGTTCGCCAAGATTAAGGCATTAGTAGAAAGTGGTACTACACTAACCGAAGTTAGAAAGTATTTTTCAGTATCTAAAAAAGTAGCTGACAAATTAATAGAATCGGTTAAAACTATTTCATAATGAAAAACAAGGAATTTTTACAAGAGATGATAAATGGCATAATTATACTTATTTTAATTATTTGTATACTGCTTTTTTTCGTTTATTTAAACAATAAATAATGATAACATTAGACATACTAAAAGATAGGCCTTTAAGCTACTCCTCAATTAAGGAATTTGCGAAAAGCCCTAAACACTATATTTCCTATCTAAACAAACAAAGAGAGACTACTCCTGCCCTTCAGTTTGGCAGTTTATTACATTGCATGTTATTAGAACCTCAAGAGTTCAATAACAGATATGCTATAGCCCCCAAGTATGATATGCGTAAAACGGCTGACAAAGAGGCCTATGCAGAGTTCCAAATCAAGAACGAGGGCAAGGAAGTGGTTTCCGATTCTCTACAAGCAGAGGTGTTTGAGATAGCTGAGATTGTAAAACAAAACCCAGAATGGGAAATAGCTACCCATGGAGCTAAGTTTGAGGTAAAGGATTATATAGAGTTATATGACCTACCATTCATCCGAATTAAGGATATTGTTAAAGAGTCTGGCACTATTGATGTCAAAACCGTACAGAATGGGCAAATAGAGGCCATAATTAAGGACTTCTTCAATTATCAGTACTATATACAGGTTGCCATTTACGGAGGAGAATTTAGCTTCTATGTGGTAGAGAAGTCTGCGCCATTTTGGAACGGGCTTGTACCAATAGATACTAAATTTTTAGACTATGGCAAAAAAGAACTAGAAAGGCTTTGTGTTGGGTTCAATTATTGCCTATCTAATCCGGAATGCTTTGAAATGGGATATGAGTTTTGGTATATGATGAATGGAATAAAGCCTATTATTAAACTTCCAAATTGGGTTAGAAATGAGTCTTAAGAACAACGGGAAGACCCCGCTAATTAGTCCTATGAGAGTTATTCAGTTAGTAGAGGATGAGTATGATGTTAAGATTACAGACTATACTAGAAAGGTAAAGATTATATATCCTAGATACCAATGCATTTACTTGCTGAGAAAGTATTGCAATCTATCCTTAAAAAGTATATGCGAGTATGTACCCATAACCGACCACTCTACCATAATTAAGGCGCTAAGAAGAAACCAATATTTAATAGATAATAATTTTGATTATTTTATAAGTTTAAAAAAATTAGATGACGAAATTGCAGAATATACAAACTACAAAGCCATCGGCAAGAATAACATTCTTTCGTCATATTAACGAGGTAGACAAGCCTAGTTATGCTTCATTGAGTACAGCGTTACAGATGATTCGCGAAGGTGGAAGTATCAAGGAATTGATTGAGAGTATTAGAACTAGCAATGATGAGGCAGAGATAAGGGAGTTGAAAAAGAAACTTCCATGCGTATTGTTTTCGGGGATATTTAATATACCCATAAAAAAAACAAGAGCAGACAATACATACTACGAGTCTTATCGTACTGACGAGTCATTAAGTATTCACTCTAGGTTTATACCATTTGACATAGATGATATTGATGATGTAGAAAAATACAAAGAAGACGCCAAGAAAGATGAATACATATACGCATTGTGGGTTTCTCCTTCTGGAAAAGGATTGCATGGGTTAATTAAAATAGCTGATGGTAATAAGCATGATGCTCATTACAACGCATTGCTGAAGAGATACCCAATGTTTGATTCTACTGCTAGGAATCCTTCAAGAGTTTTGTATGCATCTTACGACCCTACAATGTATGTTAATGAAGATAGCAAGACTTTCTTTGAGGTAATAGAAACCATTAAGAATGAAGGAATGGCAATGACCGGAGAAAGAACAGACTATGCCAAGCTGAATATTGCATCTAGGATGATACAAAATGCAGAGCAAGGTACTAGGCATCATGCTGTAATGAAAGCATCTTATTTAGTAGGTGGTTGGATTGGAGGTGGATTGGTAGAAGAAGGTATAGCCAAAAGTATTCTTGAGTATGAGGTAACTAAAAAGTTTTCTAATGGAGAGCTTGATATAGAATTACGAGGGATTGCTGATGGCATAGAAAGAGGAAGGCTAGCACCTATCAATGAGCTTGAGGCTCAAGAAATGGATGTTATTAGAGAACTAGGAATCATAGACGAAGAGCTTTCTTTTCTATCCGACAATAAGATAGACGAGGAGTTTATGAGAAGATACAGAGCCGGACTTATACCTATGGGTATGCCATTCGGATATCAGGACATGGACAAGTATCTGCTACTTAAAGAAGGAGAGTTCTATGCTACCTTATCTCACTCTCATACCGGTAAGACTACTCTTAATCTATGGTTATTATTCTTAGCAGCCTATCAGTATGATTGGGGCTTTGTAATCTATACCGGAGAGAATAGAACTGCATCTGTAAAGATGAGGATAATAGAATTCTATGCGGGAGAAATGATTAAGAAGATTCCAGATTTTGATTTTCAGCATGCGCTAAAATGGGTTAATGAAAGATTCTTTTTTATCAACAACGATTCAATGCATGAGTACACAGAATTGCTGAAGTATGCCGAGAGTGTATCTAAGTACCACTCTATAAAAGGCATATTTATTGACCCCGTTAACGCATTGAAAAGAGATGCTAGGATAAATAAGTACGATTACGATATGGCAATGTATACTGATATGTTATTATTTACCAAGCGAACCAATATATCTATTTTCTTATCCTTGCACACCAGAACAGAAGCTCAAAGGAATAGAAACAAAGATGGCAATCAGCTAATGCCTTTTCCGGCAGATGCAGATGGTGGAGCTGTTTTGTATAACAAGGTTGACATATTCATTACCATGAATAGAGATATACAAGATAAAGATATATATATGTTTACCGAGATCTATGTTAACAAGATGAGGAACAAGGAAACGGGTGGAGATGTTACCCCAAAAGGCAGTCCTATTATTCTTAGATTTAATTGGAATGTAGAGTTTGTTGATATATATAATTCATTACCAATAAAAAGAAAGAAGATGGTACAGCCCGTAATAGAATTCACTCCTCCTACAGACGAGGACATTAATCAAGCACTAGAAGAAATACCATTTTAAATGATAGAGAATAAATTTAAAGTAGCAGTCTACGATATGTCTTTAAAAGATTTAGCTGAAAGAAAAAAGAAAAGAGTAGAGTATGATTCAACAAGAAAAGCATCTTCTAAGTTAGGCATAAGCGAAAATGTTGTAAAAAGAGTAGCTAAAAATAAGGAGAAGATTTATGTAGAGAGATTACAAAAAACAATAGCAATAAGACACATATAATATGGAAATACTAAACATGGATTATAATAAAAAAATACTGATAATTAAAGCCTTAAATTCTAGCAGAACAAACAAAATAGCTTCTGTGAAATTAGGTGTATCAGAAAAAAGTTTATATAGTTATACAAGACAATACAATATTAAATACAATAAAAACACACAAAACTATGAAGAAGACGTTCCAAGAGGAAGCATTACAATTGAAGTTTGAGGAAGTTAAGTCTTCCATAGAAAGCTTTAGAAAGGTTATTTCTATAGAAACTGACTTATCTAATCCTACCATGGTAATAGGTAAACTTAACTTAATACATGATAACCTACATGTATGTGCTACAGCAAAAGCACAGATAACTTTTTTACTAGAAAAGCATATAGTAAAGAAGTTAGGTGTTACAGACCAAATGGAAAGAAGTGCTACAGAAAAGAAGCATATTTTATCAGCTGAAATCGCAGATGTAAGTTTTTATGATACATTCATAGACGCATTGATAAGAGAAGCTCATTATCAGATAGACATATTAAGAAGCGCATTATCATTTATTAAAGCAGAAACAAAAATTTAAACAAAAACAAAACAAAATGCAAAACAACATGCAAGCAAAAAAGGAAAAAATCTCTTGTGGTAAAGGTACTAAGAGAAGTGATTCATGGTTATCAGTTACCATTAATCCAGATGTTATCAATCAGTACATTCAAGAGTACAATGGTTCAAAGTTCGTTAAGTTAAACATTAACATTAACGAAACGCCTGATAAGTTTGGAAAGGATGTATCGGTAAGTATTGATACATGGACTCCAAAAGGAGAGTTAAAACCAACTACTCCTCAGAATGTTAAGGTAGAGACTCCGCAAGCAGCTGAGCTTACACCTGTAGTTAATGATGAATTACCTTGGTAAACCATGAAACACTCAGGTTCATTCACACATGATTTAAAGTTCGGAGAGGAATCCGAAGACTGGGTAAAATCCTTGTTCACAGGGGCTTTTCGCGTAGAGGTGAAATCTGACCGAAGAGCCCTTGCAACAGGGAATCTTTACATAGAAGTTTATTCAAGAAGCAAACCTTCAGGAATAAGCACAACAGATGCTGACTATTGGATATATAAAATAGATGGTATTGATACTGCAATTATAATACCTACATCTAGATTAAAAGAATTAGTTAGAACACATCACAAAGGATTATTTAAGCATGGTGGTGACCATGATAGCTCAAGAGGAGTATTAATACCAATAAAAGAATTATTCAAATAATATGTCAGCAAACCTAATATCAGCAATACATCACATAAGAATCTCACAAGAACATTTTGAAGACTTTATAAGACAAAACCCACAATCAAAAGGAGAGAGATTATTTAAAACATATATTTCAAAATTGAAATGGGTAATGAATGATGTGCATACATACCCTTACTTTGACCAAGATACAAGAGACTCTATAAAGAATGAAATAGAGTGCGATGTATTTACAATACCTGCAATACTTGAAAAGATATCATTACTTAATCTAGAACAAAGGGAGCTGATAGAATCCACTATAGATGCTATGGTATCAGGAGAAGAGGTTAAAATAGTTGACATAAAAGAATTATAATTAAGTACCTTTGTGTTATGATAGATATTATCTATGGCATTGAATGTCATGTTCCTAACGCACCACTATTAAACGATATAGATGGGAGCAATCTACCTACTAAGAAACAAAAGTTTACTAGGATAGAGATACCGGATTCATTTTATGAGGTGGAGGTAGATGAGGATGATGTACCAAGTTACAACGAAGAACAAATAGAATTTATTAAAAGAGAGTTCGCAAGATGTAGAGAGGGTTATTGGTTTATGAACAATGGCTTCCCTACCTTTATTACAGGAGACCACTATTTTTACCTTAACTATTGGACATTAGAGTCTGGCATTTTCCCTGATTATAGGGATGCTGATAGAAAGTGGTTCTTATTCTACGAGGAGATTTCAAAAGACAAAAACATACTAGGCGTTATTAGGGTTAAGAAAAGAAGAGAGGGGGCAACCTCGCAAGCTTCTTGTATCCTTACTAAAGAAGCAAGCAATACAGAGAATACTAGATGTGGAATTATATCAAAGACAGGAGGTGATGCCTCTGACTTATTTGCTAATATGGTGGTGTATGGGTTTAGGGCTATGCCGATGTTTCTTCAGCCAAGAACAGACGGAACAGAAGACCCTAAGAAGAGATTAATATTAGTTAAGCAATCCAAAAGAAAGAAAACAAACAAAGGACTTTTCAATAAGAGAGAAGGACTTAATTCATTTATAGAATGGCGTAACACAGCCCTAAACTCATTTGACTCTGGGAGATGGAGTAGATTATTAATAGATGAGGCTTCCAAGTTTCCAACAGAAGTACCTATTACAGAGTATTGGAACATTGTTAAAAAGACTTTGACAGAGGGAGCTAACAAGGTAGGATTTGCCTTAATGGTATCTACTGTTAACCCTCCTAATAATGGTGGACAAGAGTTTAAAAATCTGTGGGATGACAGCAATCAATT